CTTTGGCTAATAGAGCTTCCGCACTATAGTCTTTTACTTCTGCCATGTTTATCCTCCTTTATTAAAATAAATGGAGAATATCTTCTGGCTTACCTATAGTTCCTATGATCTCGTCATCATTTAGTATACGGTGTTCACCGTACTTAGTCTGAAATCTACTTCCAGCGTATCTGCCATAAATAACAAATTCGCCTTCGTTGCACCAAGCACCTTTTGGAAATTTTTCTTTATCTTGATAACAAAGGTCACCCATTTTAACAACAAGTCCAACAACAGTAGTCATTTGAATTTTGTCTTGAGTTTCGTCTGCTAAGATAACACCGCCTTTTGTTTTAGCTTGGCCTGACCATGGTCTTACAAGCATACGGTATCCTACGGGGTTTGGTATGATTTCAAGATATTTTTTGATGCCTTCTGGATCTGTTGGAATTTGTGATTTTACCTCTTCCTTATTTTCTTTCGTACCGAAATTTGTAAGCTTAGGCTTAATCAATTGTACCATCGTTATCCTCCTTGTGCAGGTTTTTAATATCCTGAAGCAGCGTTTCTAAAGCGCTGAGTCTGCCCCTAGCATACATTAACTGAGATTCCGTTTCAACCCCATAGCAGATGTGATCCTTTACATCTTTAATTTGCCTTCTAATTAAATTTTCAATTTGTTCTTTAGTATGTGGATCTAACATTTTTCTAAACAAACTTTATTCTTACCTTTTTCAAAAATTTTAAAATCCCAATATGAAATAGCTGCTCTAATAACTTCAAAATTACATAGATTAAAATCATCTATTATTATTCTAGAACCTTTTCTAGATCTTTCTGCAAACCAAAGAGCTTCTCTTAAAATATCTTTTGTAGTGTGGGGTCCGTCTAAAAATACTAAATCATAAATTGTTTTAGTTAAATTAAATATATCCATATATTCAACATCAGTCATATTATAAAATTTAAAATGAGGGTTAGTCGCAAAATCTTTAACCATTTGATCTCTCATTTCATTAGAGTATGTTGGTGCTTTTGAACTCCATTTACCATCTCTTTTCCATTGTGGGTGATTATCAAAGTGTTGGTAGTCTAAATCTCCATATGGGTCAATTGCATAATGTTGATATTCTTTTTTACCAATTATAGGAACAATGCTCATCATTATAATTTGAGATCCTAAGCCTTCACGAACCCCTACTTCACATGTAGTAATTGATTTTTGTTCTTGTGAGAACGTAAGTGTTTCACACCATTTTTTTAATAATTCATATTCAGAACTATCTCCACGAATCATAATTTAAACTGTTGTAGAATTGCTAATTTTTCTTCTGCGTTTGCAATTTTTTCTATTAGTTTATCTATTTCATCTAAATGTTGAGGATGTTCTCCAATTGCAACTGGTTTTTCTAAATAAATTTGAATTGTTGCATCAGCTTCTGATACTTGTGCGTTATATCTATCTTCTAAAGCATTTAGCAATGTTGATCTCAGACCCATATTGAATCTATATACTAATAGAAAGGATATGCAATACTTTTGATTTTACCTTGAGATCTAAGTTTTTTTAGATCTCCCTTTGTCATTTTCTCAAGTTGTTCTATAGTAAACTCTCTTGTATCAAACATTTCTTCATGTGGATCTTTTTGTATACTTGGTTTAAATAAATTTTTTATCCAATTCCAAATCATTTTTTCCCTCCGTTACGAAATATTTGTGTTCCCTTAATTCCATATATGCTCGCCACGACAAGAATCCACAAATTTGTGAACCATCCAGGAAGCTGCGAGAACATCTCGAAGAACAATTTTACTTTATCCATAGCAGTTGGATCATCCGATATCACCGCATATGCGAGCACCAACACGGGCAAACTGAGAATTATCAAAACGGCCTCGTCCTTCCAGTCTGACTGTCGAGCTTCTAATAATTTTCCTTGATAAGCTTCCTCACCACGTGCTTGTCTTTCTGCATGTAACAATTGTGCATCCGACATCGCCATCTTAGCTTTTTGTTTATTTGCGTAAATTTTTGATCCTGCAGATACTGCAAGTTTAATAGCTTGAAACCACATTATTTAACTCCTATAAATTTATGTCCCCTAATGGCAGCACCTACACCCCTAATTCCATCTGGTCTGTGAGGGCAAGACATTTTATATTTTTTTGTCATTTTACCATCTTTCATTTTTATTGGTGGAACTTGTGGATTAGGTCCTCTTTTAGGAGGTGGTCCACTTGATACTCCACCAGAATTGTAAGCTTGAAAGTTACTTAAAAAATTTGGCTTGTTAGCTTTTGTTGGTTCAGCAGTAACTGGTTTACACGGAGGTAGCGACCCATCAGGACATAACTGAGGCGTATTAGAATCTCCTCCTCCTACTGTTGGAGGTACAGCTTTAAAATCTTTAATTAAGCCAGCATCTTTTTGATACTGTACTCCTTCCTTACTCATAACATCTAAAGGTTTACCTGTTGTTCTGTAATAATCTCTTGTGATAGGCATTTTTTTACCACCTATAAGCATATTACCTTTTGCTCTTCTTAATCTATTACCCTTTGTTAAAGGATCAAAAATAAATTTTTTTGCTAAACCTAATGTTACTGAAGGACCTTCAATTGTAAAACTTTTAATTTTATTTTTAATATTATTTATAGTTGAACCACCACTACCTGATACAGTATTTGTTTTAGTTCCACCACCCTCGTCTCCTGTATCTCCAGGGCCTGGTGTATATCCTATAGATGGAGTTTTAAAATCATCTTTAGAGGCATCCATTCCACCTCTTGCTTTAATAACTTTTTTTAATTTTCCAGAATTTTCCATTGCATAAAAAATTGAGTCACCTTTTTTCTTGCCATACTGACCTCTAAATTTTTTTTTAAGTTTTTTACCTTTTTCTGTAAGTGCCATTATGCAAATCTCTTTCTTAAATTTTCTTTTGCTTTTTTTGCGATGTTAACAACTTCTCTTTTACCCATAACTTTAGCTCGTTGTTCCATAACAGTTAATATTTGTATTTTTCTTGCAAAAGGTTTTTTAACTTTATTTACTTTAGTTACAGTAGCTCTTGCATCACTAGGTGTTGCAAATTTTATTTTGACTGTGTCTCTAGGATTCTCGTCTGTGTAGAGTCTTCTATCACTACCTTTTGGTTTTTTTCCAGTGCCTTTTTTAGGATCAGCCATTATTTCTTTTTACTCCTTGCAATTTCAATTTTTTCTTCAGCAATTCTAATTCTTTCTTTTGCTTGGGCTTCATTGTTTTCTAATTTCATTTTTTCTAAATCTAGTTGTTCTTCAATTTGATTTTCTTTAATATCCATATTCATCATAGACTCATCGGCTCTACGCTGCATGTCCATAGCTCTAAGATCTAACTCTCTTTGTTTTAACATTACAAGAGGATCTTGTTTTTGACCCATAGCTTCTGATTGTGCAAGTTCAATTGTTAATTGTGAAACTCTATTGGCTATCATTGCATTGATTTCTATTTGTGCACCTTGTGGATCTGATTGTAATCTACCTTGCATAATAGGATCATTAGCTATAGCAGCTCCAACTTCACCTTGTGCTTTTAATGAAACGTGTTCAGATATATGTGCTTGTAGTGCAGTGTAAACTTGTGGGTTTATTTGCACCATTCTAGTAGACATAAAAGCTCTATGTGCATTAATATGTGCATCATGATCTTGATCTGGAAATGCTTTTAATGGTTTCATAGCTAATACTTCCATATTTTCTGTTGCAGGATCTTTTGGCATAGGTCTTTCAAGTGGTTTTAAAATTTGATCTATATCTTGGGTCCCCAATGCTTCATAAACTCTTCGATATGCCTCTCTTAAATTGTGCATCATAGGATTTGACATAGCAATTTTTAAATTTTCGTTTGCAAGTGTAACTCTTTGCGCCATACTCATAATATTTGGGTCTGCAACTGGAATTACGTCTACTCTATCGTCAAAATCAGTTTGTTTTACTGCTTGATCTGCACCATATACTGAATATGGATAGATTGGTGGTAGATATGTTGCAAAAACTTTAGATAAAAGTCTAAATTCTCTTCTCATCGAGTAGTAACATCGCTTGTGTATAGCACTCATGACCCTCGAACCACGTTCTAATAGCGAAACAGTTGTACCAACAGCTCTATTTTGCATGTCATTGCCTGTATCCATGTTAGTAATCGCTGCAAACTTCTGTCCTGCTTGTACAACAAACCCCATTAATTGGTATAATGTAGCTGATGGCTCCTTAAATGGTAAAATTTGAAACTGATCTTTGATATTACCTCCCGGTGCGTCTACATCTCTAAACTCTCCCGGTTGAAATGGCTGATCATCATCACGAATTCTTATACCTCTAGACTTAAATCCAGCTGGTAAGTTAGATAATGTACCAGCATCTAGCAATTGTCTTAAAGATTGTGTAGCAGTTCTACTTAAACCACCAATCATGTGTGTTAATCCAAAGCCATAAAAACCTAAACCTGGTAAAAATTTAAAATGTACAAAATATTCTTTACGTTTTTTTAGGTCATCTCCAATATCATAGTTACGATAGATAGATAAAATTTGTCCTGAGCCTTCATCTATCGTTACGATGTAAGGAACTTTAACTTGTTTGTCTGCATCTTGCATTTCGAATTCCTCTAAATTGCAATCAACATGCATTTCTAAAATAGAAAAAGAATATTGTTTGTCTCCTCCAGGTGTAACACCTTCTAATTCTTGATATTTTTTTTCAATTTCAGACGGACCCGTTGATGTTGGTTTTAATTCTACATCTCTATAAAAACCAGCTTGTTGTTTTTTTAAAATTTCATTCTCACCCATTTTTATTACATGAGTAATTCTTTCACAATCCATTAAGTCTGTTGCATAATAAGGCACTACTAAATCTTCAGCTGGTATAAATTTAGATACAGCTCTTTGCATAACTTCATCATAGTAAACTTTTTTAAATGCTGAACCTGCTAATGCTAAATAAAATAATAATTGATCAAACTCAGGAGTATATTCTTCCATCTCCTCAGTAATCATATAATTCATAAAATCTTGAACACGCTGTGCTTGATTTATTTTTTGATCATCCTCCATCCCCAAGACTCTAGTTCTCACTGGTCCTGAAGATGGAAGTAATTCTTTATAAGCTTGTGCTTGAAACTGTGTAACAGCTTCTGACAAAAGTGGATGAGT